TTTTTAACCAACCAATCACTTACTTCTTTATTATGTACACCAAATATTTCAAAGTCTGCTGCTTGTCCTTTTGTATGTTGACTCTCGCTGCTCGATCCTATAGCCTTGCAAAGTTCTGCTGATCTGTAGCCGGAAGAAATAGATACTGGTATTTTAAAATGATCACGAACGGGTTGTAATATATTTTTACAAAGTAATATTAAATTTGTAACATGTTCATCATTAGGTTCATTAACAATTCCTAAACGAATAGCTTCTTGTGATTTTGTTAATTCATCAAATGTAAAATTTTCACTTAGTTTCATTTCTTAATTTATTTATAATTTCTATAACGTGTTTTTCATATTCTTTATTTGTAGAAAAATTATCTAATGATTTTGCCATTCTAATAGGATCTCTATTGAATGACATATCTCTAGCTTTTCTAAATTCCATATACACTTGTTTTGTATTTAGAATTTCTATGTAATACTTAACAGATTCGCACTTGCTTTTAAAGACCCGAACACGCCATTCTATTGAATCAGGTTGTCTATAGGGTAACATACCCTCTTTTGACCATACTCTTATACCAAACAGATTATGGCCTTCTAATGCGAACCTTGACGTTCCATAGTTGCTTTCTACAATGGCTTGAGCCACTATAAGTTCAGTATTTATGTGTTTATTTGTAGGAATGCTAAAATTGAGGTAGGAGATACATTTTTTAAGAGAAGTAATGAATTCTGAATTGTTATGGTATTCAAACCTTGGAGGACCAAAACCCAGGCTTTTTGCCCAGGCAATAATGGCGTTTTCAGTTTTCTTTTTTGCTATCGGATTTGGGAAAAATGTACCTAATGCAAATGCTAGAAGAGCTACTATCAAATATTTTATTAACAAACTCTTTATTGTCATAGCATTTACAGTGATTTGAGAGGCAGCATCCAGCCGCGAGATTGTTAATACAATTAATCTTGTTTAACTTTTGGTACAATTACTTTTTCCGTTTGATAAAACATATCATCAGTATCTTCTATTTGCCAGCCCTTATTTTCTACATTCCATTCTGTAGTTTGTACTTTATAGTCTGGCCAATGTGTTGAAGTTGTAAAGCTAGGAATACTCCACAAAATACGATTATTAGGCTGAGCTGCATAATTACCGTTATCAAGAGCCAAAATGTGAGCACACTTATGCTGATCGGGAATTTCAGAATGTTCAGTATCCAAGATATTAGGCTCCGGATGTGCCCAATCCAAAGTGAATAAATATTGTCCATGAATAAATTTTTTATCCTTTCCCAAATATCTACAACGTTGTCCGATTAAAAAATCAAAAATAGTAACAGCAGGATAATAACTAAATGAATTCCATAACTCAAGATCTTCGAGATTTGGATGTTCCATTTTTCCTTGATGCATAGTACCGCTGTTTCTTCCTTGAAGAAAAGCAGAGATAGGAAGCCTCCAATATATTGCACCATTCGTAAGTAAAGCATGAAATAAGATTGCACGCCCTGGAATACTTGCAATAGCAAAGACCACACAATCTTCAGTTTCGCCTTTATGTTCTCGTAAGTCATATAAATACTCCCTTCGTATTTTACAGTATATGGGTGGTATGTTTGCATTTAAATAAGACATAATCAACCATAAATATCTCCCCATGTTTCACCGCTTTCATAATCTACTTTGTTGGGAATTGCCAAAGTAACGGCGCTTTCCATTATTTTTACAATCTTTTTTGCTTGATCGTCATCTATAACGGAAATATCTAATTCATCATGAATTTGTATATGAGGAATAATTCCTTCATTATACAAATCTAACATTGCTTTCTTAGTCATATCAGCTGCAGACCCTTGAATCAATTTGTTTAAAGCTTTGTAAGTCATAGCTCTCCTGATTCTTCCACGTCCATAAGTTCTTTCAGCTTCTTCAAATGTCATTGGTGTGTGCATACCAAATGTTGCAGGTTCCCATTTATTAAATCTACAACGTCTACCAAGTAATGTTCCAATAGATCCTGAAGTTTGTGCAAATTGAGATGTCTTATTCATTAATTCTTTTACGAATGGTACGTTTTCATGATACTGATTAAATAATAATTCAGCTTCAGATTTAGTATTTAATCCAAGTTCAGCTTGTAATTTTGCTTTTCCCATTCCATAAAATAATCCAAGATTAATTGTTTTAGCTTGATCTCTTAATATACCTGCCATATCAGCAACTATTTTGTGAAAGTCTACTTGATCATTTTTAAATTCACTTACTATTTTTTTAACTGATTCATCAAAACAAATTGGTTCAGTAGTCGCTGCATAATGTACAACAAGTCTTGGTTCTTGTTGTGAATAGTCAAAACATCCCCATTTATGCCCCTCTTCTGGTATAAATAAAGATCTAATCTTAGGTCCTAGTTCTTTATTTCTCGCTGGAATCTGTTGTAGATTAGGATTAGCATAAGAAAATCTTCCGGTAACAGTTCCACCTTGATCTGATCTTATTGGATTGATGTCAGCATGTATTCTTCCCTTATGTGTAAATTTTAAAATCGTATCTATAAAAGTTGTGTGTGCTTTATTTATTTCTCTTGCTTTAGCAATCATTTGAACTATAGGGTGCTTGTGTTCTTGTAAAAAATTTTTAGTGAAAGAAGGTGCTAATGACTTTTCAGTTCTTTCGTAATTTAATCCTAACTTACCAAAAATTTCTGCAATGCTTCTTGCTGCCCAAATCTGTGGTTCTATCCCTGTTGCTTGTTTTACTTTTAATAATAGTTCATTCTCTTGTTTTATTAGCTCTTGTTTTAATTTGTGTGCTTTTTCTATATCAACTCTTACACCTTTAAATTTCATATCAATTAAACATGGAAACAATTGTGTTTCTAAATCAAATATGTTTTGTAAATTTTGTTTTTGTATCTCACGTGATAAAACTTTAAATAATTCTAACGTTAATTTTGCATCTTTTTCTGCATAATTACCTACATACATTGCAGGAAGTTTATACATTTCGGATTTAGGATCTATTCCCCAGGATTGTGCTGCTTCTACTAAAGCTTTCTCATCTTTAACTTCTCCTAAAAATTCATATGAAATACTATTTAAAGTATAAGATAATCTATTCTCATCAATTAATGATGCCATCACCATAGTATCTACAATATGTCCATTAATTTGGATTCCCGCTGCTCGAAGCCAGCACACGTCATACATTCCATTGTGAAATATTTTTACATTAGTTAATGCGCAAACTTCTTTTATCCAACTTAAAACTTTTTCTTTTTCTAAATTACCACCACCTTCATGTGCAATTGGATAATATGCGGACCATCCTTCAACAGCTACAGCAATACCAACAATGTTTCCATTACCAATGATTGCACCAGATCCTCTTATTTTAAGATTAGGATCTTTAGTTTCTAAATCGATTGCAATATATTTATATCCTTTTAAATCAGGATAATTTTCTGGACAAATCCATTCTTTCTGAGCTTCAAACATTTATTATAGTATCATTATTAAGTAACAAAGTACACATATGCAAGTTAATAGCCCCATATGAAATACCATTTTTTTTCCTCTTCTAAACATTGTAATCTCTTTCCAATATCATTTCTAAATAATGAATTGCTTTTAATATGTCTTCTTTTTTTCCTTTTAATTTATGACGACATATGTATTTTATTGCGTTGCCTTCTGCAAAAGGTAAGTTGTTTCGGTTAATAAATACAGATGGTTGTATTTTCATTAATTTATAATGTTTACCTCCTACTTGTCTAAAGAACGTTTTGTTTGTCATAATATTGGATCTCCTATGTTGTAGTTATATTCTTCTGTTGGTCTCATGATGTACAAGTTCTCCCTTGTTCTGGTTACACCTACAAAAAACAATCTATGTTCAGGATCAGAATTTTTTAATGCTGCGTCGTATATGATCTTTTCAAGATCAGTAAATAATACAACATTATCGCATTCTTCACCTTTCACACCATGTATTGTAGATACTTTAATTCTTGAATTTTTTAATAGATCATCTCCATTATCTATTAATGCTTTTATATAAGATTTACTTTCTTCATCTATTTTTAATTGTTCCCAGCTTCCCGTTATTAGAAGCCCATGCTCCATCATTAGATCATCAATATCAACATAGTCTACCGCGTCTAAAGATCTACCATTTGCATATCCATACTTAACCAAATTATCTTTCACAGTTAAATATTCATAAATTTTTTTAGCTTCTTCTGCTCCAACAGTTGCTCCTTGATTTAATCTTACCCATGTTCGATATGCTTCTAATAATGAAACGGGCAATAAGTCATTGATTTTACTATCAAATCTTAAGTTTAAAGAAGTTAGATAATCTTTAATTGGATGTAACATTTTATTAGTTCTAGCTATAATCATCCAGTTTCCTGAACTTAAATCTAAATTTTCAATAGATTGATACCAATAAACTGCTCCTTCTGCATCTCTTGGAAGCCATGCTTTAATCATTCTGTTTTCTATATTATCTAAAATACTTAATGCTACTTTATGGACTGCTCTTGGTACTCTTCTAGATTCAATTCTTGGATCCATTTCACCTTTTAGATTTATAAATATATTTTCATCAGCACCTTGAAACGTATAAATTGTTTGATCGTCATCCCCCGCAACGTATGATCTCTCACATTTTGATTCAATGTAATTAAACATATCCCATTGCAGAGGATTCAGATCTTGTGCTTCATCAAGAAAGATAGCACTGAGTGGGGGGCACTTATCTTTCTTAATAAACTGTTCAATCATATCAGAGAATTCAATCATCCCTGTTTGTTCTTTATATGATTTTAAATCGGCATCAATCTGTTCTGTTAACCATATATCTATTGTATGATGTTTATCTAATTCTATTGCGGCATCTGTAATAGATATTTTTTTAGCTCTAGAATATTCAATAATCTTCATATGATCATTTTTGTATTGTGATATTCCAGAATCATGTAAATAAGAATCAAATGATATGTCTCTGCATATTTGAGAAAAGTTTTTAAATGCATTCCATTTTTCACCTTTTAGTAGTTGTATATTAGTATCTATGTTTAATTGTCTTGTTCCTAATTTATGCATAGTAGATACATACGGAAAATCTTTTGCAATATTGTATCTTGTAAATGTATTTCCAATTCTTTTCTTTGCTTCCATGTCTGCAGCATTACTAAATGTTATGTATGCAATTTTATCTGTAGGAGTTTTGTATTCTTCTATTTCTTTCCTTAAATAGTTATTTATTAAATGATATGTTTTACCTGTTCCCGGAGGCCCTGGTATTATTATTCTTTTCATTTAAATGCAGGTTCCTTTATTTTAGTTGTTCTTATATTTGGTTTATCTAACTTAATTGTTGGCATTTTCATTGTTCTAAAAGATTTTTTATCTATTTTAATTGTATCTTCTTCCGCATCAAATAAAGTTTTTAACAGGATTATTGTTCTAGGTTTTTTCCATTCCCAAGATTTAGATCGTTGTAAGTATTTCCAAAAATCTGGAAATCTAAATTTAGTTATTCCATCTTCAGTAAAAGGAAGCCCTCTTTTTAAATCATCTATTTTTCTACCTGGAGCCTTATTAATAAAATCAGCAAGTAAATCTTTTATTTGTACATCTACTTTAGATGAGTCAGGAGCATCTAATATTTGTAATTTATCAAAATATTTAATTAACATTTTTCTCCATATAATTTTACCAACAGGAGATAAGGGTTTACTAATTTGATTCATACATGCTACAGAAAATTTTTCTGGGTCATGAAGTGTAAGATCGTCTACTTCAACACTATTACCATCAATATTAACAAAATATATTGGTGGATCAGATGGATACTTACTTATACCTTCTATTTCTGGAGGAGGAACATCTTCTCCCACACCAAATTCTCTTTTAGAGCATACTTTAGCTTCACAAAAACTAACTATGGGTTCTAATTTACATTTGTAACGATATTCTTTTTTACCAACAGATCCTATTGAACTTGTTATTTCATTATGTTGTAAAGGTGGTCTCATGTATTTTTCATTATATACATACATCTTTGTTTCCCATTCATTAGGAAATCTTTTCTTTAAATAGACACCAATGTTGTACATCATGTCGTTTCTTTTGCCCTCTGCTATACCATCTTTTAATATTGTTTGTAAGCAAGGAGGAGCTCCTTTTAAAAAGTCATCTGTCTCTTCACCATTTATAATTTTTAAATTAAATAATTCTTTCTCTGTTAAAGAATATTTTTCATAAAGATTAAAAAAATCTTCTAATTTTAATTGCTCACCATCATCATCAAATGCGTAACGAATTGATTTATCACCACCATGATAAGGAACATTTAAAAAACTTCCTGTATCTCCTCTATCAATTCTAATGTAATCTTGTTTTGGAAAAATTTCTGCTTTTGCATATCCTAAAACTCCAGCAATTTTTTTTAATCTTTCTCGCATTAAACTTGCCGCAACAAATTCTTTTGTAAATAAAAATACATGGGCACCACCTGATTTTGATCTAAATAAAATTATTGGTATATTTTTATCTCTAATTTTTTTAATGAATCCTTTATGATCGAATGGATAAGTATCTATATCAATACATCCCCATTTACATTTATTATCTTCTTTTATTGGAACTATTCCTAATGCTGGTTCTTCTCCATCTAAATGTTTTTGCCAAAGTAAATCTGTTACTGGTTCTTTCTTAGTAAAAGATTTTGCTTCATGCTTTCCACTCTCAGAAAGCTCGTCTTTCATTTTAGTTTGACCGTAAGCTGTTTCCAGGCCAGCAAACACCTGTTTAAATCTTTCTAACATCTTCCACTCTTAAGTTATGGGGTGATAGAAATATCACCCCAATTAATTATTATCTATTTCCTAGACTTTGATAGAACTGTTTTGCTCTTTCATACATAGCAGGATCATTTACAGGACCAACTTTTGTAACATTGTATCCATACCATTGATTTCCTTTACCAGAATTCAATATAGTATTAAGTTTGTAAATATGACTAAATGACGGTGGAGTGTATAAACCATTTTTACCCTCCAATGTAATTTGCATCATCATGGCATTCCATTTTCTACTTATTTTACCTTGAGATGAACTCATAGATATTAAAGCAGTCTCTGTAGTACCATTGCTATCTAATATGATAACAAAATGTTGACCAACCGTAAGGATGTAATTACCATTTGGTAATCTATCTTTACCCATTTGATCTTTTGTAGTCTTAGTCAATATATCCGAAGTATCTGGATAGATTTGTTCAGGTCTTCCTGATCCTGTTCCAAAATCTGACCATTCTTGAAACTCCAGTTTATAGTGACAAGGAATAACTTCTATTCCTTTTGAGCCATCATATATTTTCTTAGTCACAGTGTTTAACAGCATACCTGGTTCAGCACCTTCAATATAAGCTTGATTTCGCTTTTGGCCTTCTGCTGATCCATTTTGCAAAAGTTTTAATATTGGTAAAGCAACACTAGTGTGCTTTACATTTTCAAAACCTGCATGTGCATCGCTTTCAAACAATATGGATGAAGGCAATGGTGCTTCTTTTCTTATAGCTACTTGTTTCTCGTTACTCGTTTCCATTTTCTATTATCTCCTAGTTATTTTTGTCTGGTTACCCGCAAACGTTTTAAATAAATCAGAGGGCATATCCTGTCCAGATTCGATACGCTCTCTGACTACCGCTTTGAGTGTCTGGGAATGAACACCAACCTTCTGGACTGGTTCAAACCCTTGACCTCGTGCAAGGACAGCATATTGTGCCGCCTTGTTATCTTCGCCACGACCAAAGGTAACAGTGATATCGTTTTTAATGATATCACCTAAGCCGTTGTTACGAAGCCATGTAAAAGCTTGTTCCTGAACTTCAGGAAGAATAGCTGCACTGTAAAAAGGTTTTACTTCTACAGATTCACCATCTTTAAGCTTTAATTTTGTAATGTGCATTTCCTGCATCATAATAGGAATTTCTATTTGAGAAAGTATTCTAGCTTGTTCTTTTAATTTATTTATACTTTCTTCTGCATTCTGGATTTCATCTTCTAAATCTTTTAACTTTAAAACTTTATTAGATAAAGTTTTTGCAGCATCAATTTGTGTAACTGATTCTACTCGGTCTTGCTCAAAATTTATTGTCATATTATTACCTTTCTATTCTGTATATTATAATCCCTTAAATTACGTTTGTCAAGCTTCCAAATTTGTTTTTTGGTATAGGTCGATTTCAATTGGATAATATCTCCTTTCTTGTTTATCCCATTTTAATAATTTATATTTACCATTTGTTATATCAGACACAACCGAGCATGCAACACCTATAATTGCAGGATCCCCTGTAAGTAGTAAATAATCTGATGAAGTGTAGTCTTTTAGCAACTGTCGTAACTTAAATACAACAGGTCCTGCGCTTAATATTATCTGTGCATTTTCTGGAAGAAGAACTTTTAGTGTACCAAATTGTGAAGCACCAATAATGTTAATTTTTGGCCTTCCTTCTCTTGTGCCTGGCACATCTTGTATAACGTAAACTTTGTTATTTTCCATTCTTGACAATGTGTATAGTAATGTAGTATACTAATCAATAGAAAGAACAGACTATTATATATGCATTATAAGTTTAAGACAAAGCCTTTTGCACATCAATTAAAAGCATTAGAGATGTCTTGGGACAAGAAAGTATTTGCCTATTTTATGGAAATGGGAACCGGCAAGTCTAAGGTATTAATAGATAATATGTCAATACTATATGATAAAGGCCTTATAAATGGCGCTTTAATTATAGCTCCTAAAGGTGTTTATAAAAATTGGTTTGATTCTGAAATACCTATTCACATGACAGATCATATAGAAAAAACTATGGTGCTATGGGAATCTACTGCAAGTAAATCTAAAGAAAAAGAATTAAATAAATTATTTAAATCTAGTTATGATCTTCATATTTTAATTATGAATGTCGAAGCATTGTCTACTAAAAAAGGAAAACAATTCGCAGAAAAATTTTTAAGTTGTCATAAAACTTTAATGGCAATAGATGAATCTACTAC